AGTGTAAACACCATTGGTGATTGTGCTAATGATACTTCTGCTGGATTTTGAGTTATTGTCAGAGCCATCTAAAATCTTTTTTAATTTAACCATTGAAATGGGAAAAGTATTTGATGAACTACTTTTTCTTTCCAAGCTTACCTAATGATATAGATAATCTGGATAGCGTATCCTTAGCTACTTCTTCTACTTTTCCTTTGTTGAATTCATCTATTGCTTGTGCTAATTCCGTACTATTAGCTGCAGTTTGTGCAAAAGGTCTCGCTTCCATTTTATAAGTTCCATTCTCAACAAACTTACCATAGGTAGCCGCTGGAGGAGCATAAGTTAATGAAAGGGTATATTTACCTTGCTCTTCTGCAATCATTTGTGTAGCAGTATTATAATCACCTACTTGCCTATATAAATTACCCGTCTTATACGCAGGCCTCCAAGGCCCATTAATCATATATGTTTGAGCAAGTGTTTTATATAATCCAGCTACATCTTTTAGGGTTTTCATTAACCAAGTAAGTTAAATTCACAACGAGGTCTATCATTATGAGTTACTAATTCAAATGATACTACCCATCCACCTAATCCGTTGTTAAATCTATCTTTAAATGCTATACATCTAATATCACCAAGGATTTGAAAGTTTGTTAATGCGTAGGCTGTAAATGATGTTAAATCATTTATAATAGCTAATGTATTAGCATGAATATCGACGGTATCATCATCACCTTCAAATGTAGCTACATCAAAGTTTTTGGTACCAAATGATTCGTTATCTTTTAATTTAATTTTATCAGCAACAGTCAATTGAATTGAATACTTTGTTTCACTACCAATAAATCTAGCTTCACTAATTAAAACATTAGCTAATGGATATGCAGGAAACTCTTTATTATCAATATCATTAATATCACCCTGTGAAACAAAGGCAATAGATGGATGATTCTTCATAATTGTTTTAAAGTAATCTAAAACATTATAATAGAGCGTATAGTTAGTATCGTTATTATCGTAATATGCTGCCATAGTTTATTATAGATTTAATCCTCCAAAATATGCATTACCCATATCAGGGTAGATTTCAGTTTGATTACCAACTGATTGTAGGTATTCAGGTATTCTATTAGAATATGCAATTAAATAGTTTTGTGTTCTAGTAGCATAATAATCAGCGTTGTTCATTGCCTTTTGTAAAAGGTAATCTATTTGGCTTTTATCTACACTATCACTTTGTTCACTCTTATGTTTAACAGCTCCTTCACTCTTAAATTGAATGTTAGAGAATGGAAGATATTCAACTACGGAATACCAAACTAATGTTGGCTTAATATGGTCATTCATTAAGTCTTGGTAGAATACATCCTTTTGAGCGAATGTACCAGCTTCTATTTCTGCCTGTAAAGAATAAAACAAAACAGTACCCAATAGATTTAAAAGGTATTTATCTTGCGCTGTTCTTATAAATGATAGTAATCTATCAGCATCAATTGAACCCTGCAATGGAGTTTGTTTGATGATATCGTTTCTGCTTACAAATAATGCGTATGCCATATTAGTTTTTATTTAATGTTGTTTCTTCAGTAAATTGAGTTGTATCAGCTACTACATCAGTTTCATTAACCATAGCAGGATTTTCGGTAACGTTTTCAATTTCCGTTTTAACCTCTTGAATTGTTTGACCTGTTTTCTCAGCTTGTGATGCTAATAATGCCGTTGGTACTGCTTGTTCAAAATACAAACCTATACTTCCCCATCCACCTTCTACTAATGCTGTATCTAATTGATTCAATATTAAATTTTGGAATGGTTCAATTGTCATTGTTTGTAAGATAGAATAAGCCGTTTGCATTTCCTCACTGTTAGAGCTAAATCCATTCACTGCGGTACGAATACCCATCAACAATGGAGAAGTGATTCTATGCGCTACTAAAATCCTATCCTGAGCGTATTCTGAAACGTATGTGTATTTCTCGTGTAAACTATCTACCTGAATTGTATCAATAGTTGGTTGTCTATCTTTATCATCGTTAAATGATAACATAAATCTACCAGCATTACGAGTACCTGTGAACTTTTGAGATATCATATCTTCGATAGTATCTCTTTCCTCAGGTGCTGGAATACCATTGTTCATGTTAATCATTACCAAAGGTAAGAATCCATTCTCAATGTTGTTTAAATGTAAGTTAGATAACTCAGCTTCAACGAATGCAAATTGTAAACCAGGGAACCAATCCGGTACTGAATAATAGAAATGACCAGGTGAGTAATCTTTAATGTAAAGAATCTCAGTTGATTCATTAGATGTTCCAAAAGCAGGAATACGTTTTTTGTTTCTAATAGCTCTTTGGTCTGTCCAATCGTGTGAGTAATAATATGCATCTATTCTTGGAGATTCAACTAACTTCTCAGCTCTTATATTTTGAACTGGAGTGTGATACATCTTTATAATTTGTGTATGTGCTTCATTCCAATGTACTAAGAAACATGCATTACCATAAAGTTTTAAATCAAATGTTACTCTCTTCATTTCTTCTTGAGGTAACATCTTAGCAAATGATTCTTTTAATTGTTCATTTTCACAATAGATACCTCTACCAAAAATCATATCAGCAATACCACCAATACAAGCTGCGTTGCTTGTAGAGTTCATATATGCCTCCGTAATGTTTTGGAAATAATCATCCGGCATTATGATACCAACCGGCACATATTGCATTCTTGTTTTTGTATCCTCTATAACTTGAGGGATTTCTTGTTGGGCTAAGTTTACAACTGAGAAATTTTGTGGTTTGCTCATATTAATCTAAAATTATATATTCGTTATCTGATAGGTTTGATACATAAACATTTTCTAATGGTATTTGGTTTGTGTAGTTTGCTTTATCAATTGATTGAGAAGCAAATACATTTATTGAACCATGCCATATAGATGCCGTACCACTCATAATATAAGCCCTATATTCATCACCAATTGAAGCAGATGGTATAGATGTTGCAAAATTTAATCTACTCTCATATGGGGCATATGTGTAACTCAGGGAGCTACTTGTATTAACCAATGTAGACATATTTTGTAAATGTAGCTTAAGTTGCGATGAACCAGTTGGCTGTGTTCGTATTGTAAAGGAATTACTCCCAGAAATATAGTATGCTAACATATCTTGTATTTACCTTGTTATTTTCTATTACTTTAACAACATTCCAGCTAAATTTAGTTAATGAGCATAAAAAAAGGAGAACCGAAGTCCTCCTTTAGTATTATTGTGTAATACTGATTAGTTAGTACCGTAAACTACCGTTGGTTTAGCAGACCCAGACAATGCTGCGAATGGATTTCCAGCTACAGAGCCAGAGATTAAAGCCGCTGGTAATGCTTCAGTTCCAGTAAGAGTTACTGAGTAACCATAAAGGTCACCTAAAGCAGCTCCAGTTTGGATGGTTCCCGCAGTTACATCACAACCTAAAACTTCACCTGCTACGAAAGCATCTCCGTTATTAGTTGCAATTACAATCTGAGGTCTACCATAAGCCATTACTTTCAATTGGGTACTCATCTCTTGTGTGATTTTCTTTAAGTTCAACACTGTCTCCTGAGAGAAGAATGTTGTTCCGTTTTCACGAGATGAATTAACAGTTTCAGTATATGCACTTGTCCCTTTTAACTGATAGTAGTAAACTGAACTACCTGATGGGAATGCTGTGATTTCTCCAGCTACGTTTTTAGTGAAAGAACCCGTAGTGTAGTTAAGAAAGTAAACACCAGCTAAACCACCGATACTCTCTTTACAAACTTCGTTTCTTCCAGCACTTAAATTACAAGTCGCCATATGTTTGATTTTTTATTTATTGTTAATTATGTTAATTTAAAATAAGTAAAGTGAGGGGAGGAATTATACCTCCCCATTATTCACTTAAATTTTTTATTAGTTAGGGATGTGGATAGCAATATCCTCACCTATACCAAATTGAGTTCCAGCAGTATATCTCATAATGATTCTGAAATTCTGTGAGCCATCGATGTTAGCCATGTCTAAAACTCTAACCTCATTGTAGTCAGAAAGCAATCCTGTTCCGAAGAATAAGTTTGATTTTTGTGCTGCTACCATGTAAGATGAAGTCATACCAGGACAGAATTCTAAAGCGATACCATTAAAGTCCATTGGTTTCTCACCTACAGTTACTTTGTTATCGTATCCGTTAGCGAAGTTAGCACCTAATGCAGTTTGGTAAGCCTTTTTAACGTTTGTTGGAACGTAGATAACTAAATCTTCTTTTCCGTAAACCTCTTCAGGAATAGCGTCAACTAATGAAGTTAATTTAGCAATTACGTTAGTAGAAGTGATTGAAC